TTTGCCAGCCCTTGTACTTTGGAGACTGGGTGATCATAGCAATAATATCATCAGCCTCGACCCTATCAAGCACAAGCTGCATAATGGGCATTTCGTTCAACATCTCCATAAGGATCCGCTGTTGCCAGACCATATTCTCCTTCTCGGACTGCTCTGACATGCCCTCTATCTTGTAGTTCTTCCGCAGAGGCTTACGACCCTGCTTGTACTCCTTGACGACTGTACGGCGCTTCTGAGAGCCTCCTGAGCCATCCCAGCAAATGATCACTTGGTCGGGCTTGGTCTCTCGCATCAACTTCTTGACGGAGTTAACAAAGCCGACAGCACCGCCGATCGGGTTGCCGTTTGTCGAAATCATCGGATTTACAATGTAATTCCTGATGAACATATTAAGTGCGTCGATTACTACTACGCGATTCATTCTTTCCCCTCTAAACTCTATAACATTCAATGGTGTCGTCATCAACAGAGTAAAACACCCTTTTAACGCCGACATGACGAAGAACCTCTTCGCACATCGGGCAGGGCTTTGAAAGAAGGAGGTTGTCCCTCTTGTTTACCCTGACGACATATACATCAGCGCCTTGTGTTTTCTCTCGGGCAACGCCGAGAATGGCACCAAGTTCTGCGTGATGGGTTGCATGGCCACAGCCGTGAGCACGAAACTTTTGAGCCCATCGCTGGACTCGGTTGCGGTTGGTTGACCAGTTTATAACTGACCCTCCGCGAACAAGGACGGCGCCGTGTTTATGATCGGGACATATCGAGCTGTTGGCAAGCTTTTTTGCCAAACCAACATAGCGCTTATGTCTTCCTTCGATCTTCACAAGAACGCCCCCTCACGTATATATAATATACCACGAAAGGGGGCGCAAGTCAAGTCCAAAAGATGTCAAGCGTCGGCTTCACCATCAATGTCGTAGAATTCCTTAGCATCAACCTCTTTCTTCTCAAACTTAAGAATAACTTCTTCTTCCATGATCTGCAAAATTCTATTTCGGAATTTGTCATTTTCAAGTTTTTTCATCCAAGTGGCAGTCTGGAACTTTTCACCCGAGCCGTCTTCATAAGCAAGAGTAAACCAGGCACCTGCGTTCGTGAGGTGATTAGAGCCCTTAATCGCCTCAAGCCATGATTCTTCATCTTGAATCTTCACATCTTCGCCTGCCCACATGATTTTAAAAGTACACTCACGGGCGTCGGAGCCGAAACGAGATTTCTTAATCTTCGCTTTGACCTCTGTGCCCACACGGAAGCCTTTGTCGTCGTAGATGAAGCTCGCCTTTCCTCGACGGGCTGTTAGCCAGATGCGAAGAGAGTAGGCGTAGATAGCAGCCTTTCCACCGGGGGTGAAATAGGGCTCCAAACGGGCTTCTGCGATGTTGCTTGTGATGTTTGTCTTCAACTGGTTTAGAATAAGCAAGGTTGACTGCGAGTTAGCAATCGGAACCACAAGCTTGGCAAAACCCTTTGAAAGAATACGAGGTTTAACTGCCATACTGGACAGGGGGTTGAAATCACCCTCAATATCAGAAATGGCTGGCGTCATGGCGAGCGAATCCCAGATGAATAACATTCGGTTTTCGTTGCCGGCTAAAAGCTCCTCGATCGTCTCCAAGACGAACTCCACCGACTGGGCCTGGATATAAAGTAAGTTCTCTACATCACATCCGGCATTGGCCAGGAAATCAGGATCCACGGCAGACTCAGAATCAAAATAAACAACGTCAATCCCCATCTTCTGGGCGTTGCCTGCGATCTGAGCCGCCATATAGGACTTGCCAGAAGCCGAAAGACCAGCAATCTCGCTGATTTTTCCAACCGGTATACCAGCATACTTGCCGCGGCAAACGATGGAGTTCAGCCAGCGCGAGCCGGTCGGAATCCATTCCTTGACTTCTGTGGGGTTAGAGCCACCTAAATCGTGGGCTACCGTAATACCTGCTTTCTTATTGACAAGCTTTCGCATATCAGCGATAGAAAGCTTTCCTGCCTTTTGCTTCTTGGCCTTTGCCATTAGCGCTCCAGAGTCAAGTTGCCATTTGGCGTCCGAACTGATGCCTTCCAGCCGGGTAGCGGGTAGGTCTCGTCTTTGAGGCTTGATAAAGGAACGGCAAACTCGGCCGAAAGCTCGGTATATCCGCGCTTGTGGTCATACTTCTCTGTAGAATGCTCAAACCAACAATAGTTCCAGTGCTCGTTTTCGATAACCTCGGCAATGAACTCAATAAAGGACTCATCGCCTCGGTCATAATCAGTGAGAAGCTCCTCTTCACGCATCTCATCAAGAATCTCGTTGCCATTCTTGTATAAGAAACCGTCTGCGACAGCTTCTGCAAGGGTGGTGGCAAAGCCAGTCTGGCTCATTGCGGTTTCAACGTGTGTTTCATTAAAATGAAAAACCTCTGCACCGTCTTCGTAACTAAAGGTCACAGTGGCATCGTCTTCGACACCAAGTGATCTGATCTTCTTATATAAACTCAATTTTCCTCCGATTAAAAATGGGTGGGGCATCTGTAAACCCATGCCCCCCTGCGGTCGGGGGAATTATTCCTCGTTTTCAGCGTTCTTCACGGCCTCGTTGACCTGTGTGTGGATGGCTGCTTCGTTGGCCTTTGTAGCCATAGCCTCATCCTTGGCGTTCTCGATGATTTCATCCGCCGTTTCTTCTTCAAACTTCTTGATCTTTTCAGCCACTACGAGAATCTCTTCTGCAACTGCCTCGCCAGACGCTTCAGTACTGACTACCACGTCGGGGTTTGTATTAAAACCTGACATAGTAAAAAATCCAAGGAGCACAGCGATTACCGCAACGGCCGCGCCGATAAGGTAATAATTACCGTTATTCTTCTCATCACTCATATATTTTAGTTTCCTTATTTGTTAAAAAGTGAAGGCATCTGTAACCCCATGCCTTCCTGCGGGTCGTACATCAGGTACTAGCGCCCGTGTCCGACGGGCCCGTGTCCTCACCAGTGTCGGTGGGGGTTGTACCAGTCGTACCAGTCGTGGGTGTCGTGGGGGTCGTAGTCTCCTCTGTGGTAGTCTCTTCTGCCGAATCTGCCGTGTCTGCGTCCTTGTCGGTCTTACAACCGGCAAAGAATAGCACTGCGCCGGCAAAAGCGGCTCCGATCACCAGTCCATAGATGTGATCACGATTAATGAAATTAAACATATTTATTCTCCTTATGCGTTCATTAGTTCTTTGAAAGCGCTGTCAACGCTCGTTGTGGTGCCCTTGTTGTCGTACTTGACAACATCCTCACCAGCCGAATCCTCACCTGCGAGCCACTCGTCAAGCAAACCCTGGATTTCAGCGGGAGTCTTCCTAGTGAAGAGCCCGTCGAACTCGGGGATGTTTTCGAGCCACTCAGCACACTTCTCGGAACCGCCCATCGTGTCTTCACACAGGGGGCTGGACCGACGACGCGGTGTGATGGTCGTCTGGGGGAACTGGGCGCCAGGGGGCTTCCCATACTTGATAACAAGGTCTGTACCGGTCTCGGTATCGGTAATATCGCCGTATTCAGGATTAAGAACAAGGTTCAAAAGCTCCTGATAGGCCATCTTGCCAAATCCCCAAATCCGGACTCCCTTCTCCTCCTCTCCGCGCACAATGACGGGAGCGAAAAAGCGCTGACGAGCCATAAGGTCCTTCGCCTGCTTAATGGAGCCCTCGGTTCCCTCATTGAACAACTGGCGAACGAAATCGTTCAGCGGGTCATCCGTGCCGAAGTTACGCTTCGGGCTGAGGAATCCAGGGTTCTTACCCAAGTTATAGTGGAACCAATACTCCTTGAAGGGGTCTCCATCGGCGGTCGGAACGATACGAACGGTTTGTTCGCCGTCTTCCGGTCGCCAAAAGGCAGAATCCCTCTTGTCGCCTCGGTTCTCAAGTGCCGTTAGCTTGGCACGCATTTTATCAAGATCAATAGCCATTTTCTTTTCTCCTATTTATGTTAAAGTCAGAACAGCAAATATCCCGTTCTGCTAGCTTTGAATGTTTGGACTATGTGCTAAAACATAACCATAGTCATTTTCATAGTTGGTGGGAAAAACTCCAAATGAAACATCCACAGTCTCATCATTTGTTTTACCCTTCATTTGCTCGACGATGTTCTTGTGGAGAGCACCGTCTTCAAGCAACCTTTTCTCTCCAACACAATAAATATAACACGTCTCGCGTGGTGTGTCAAGGGAAAAGAACAACTTTTCTTCATCTTTTTCCATATCGTAGATTCCAATTGTGGAAATCCGCCTTGTCAGGCCCGGTGTTCTCAAGCCGCCCATAACAGGGTCGGCATTTCTGAAAACATTGATCATATGGATCGTTGAGACGATAAAGTCGTTAAGTTTGTCGAAGTATCCCATAATCGGCACTTCACCGATGATACTTTCGACCTGCGGATTTGAAACCAGATAAATCCGTCGGATTGCTCCTGAGCGAGCGTAGTTTTGAAGCACGTTATATGTTACCTTCTCGTGCATCTTGCGCGTCTCGCTTAAAAGTTCTTTGTCTGGTCGGATATATAGAATATCAATTTTGCATTTGTCTTTGATTTGCTCCATAATACGGAGCGACATAGCGGATATATCTCCCGATCCGCCGATTATAAAGGTTGTATCTCCTTGAATCTTCCCAAAAAACTTCTTGAGAGAAGGTGCCTTGGCCTCATACTCTTCCGGGCCTCTTTGTCTAGTAACATTATAGCACCGTGTGCCTTCCTTGTCAACATCAATCTGAAAGATTTTGTATTGCGAGTGTTGACCGAACTTTTCGGC